AGGATATGGCTGTGGAAGTGCAATCGCATCTTCTACAATGTTTGTAGATATGTTAAAAGGTAAAACTATAGAAGAAGCTAAACTTATTAAAGATAAAGACATAGCTTCTGCATTAGAATTACCACCGATTAAATTGCATTGTAGTGTACTAGCAGAAGATAGTATTCGTAAAGCAATAGAAAACTGGGAAGAAAAAATAACTCATAGAAGACATAATTATTTATATCCTCACAATGGAATGTAAAAAATGCCACATTTAGGAAATCTTAAATTTAAAGCACTTCATAAACAAAAAGGCAGATTGTCTATGAGAAGAAACCAAGGTAAACCCGGAAATGTTACTCGTGAAGAGTTTGACAAAAACTGGGATATGATTTTTAAGAAAGGAGGAAAAAATGGTAGTAAAAAAAAGAAAGACTAAGAAAAAATCAACAGTCAATAAAGCTGGTAATTATACCAAGCCTACTATGCGTAAGAGGCTTTTCGAGAGAATCAAAGCCGGTTCTAAAGGAGGTAAACCCGGGCAATGGTCGGCTCGAAAAGCCCAGCTTTTAGCTAAACAATACAAAGCCAAAGGAGGAGGCTACAAATAAAATGAATATAATATTACAATACATACAAAAATTTTTAAATAAAGTACATGCGTTTATAAAAAAATGGCTTTAAGAAAATCACAAAAAAGTCTTAGAAGATGGACTAAACAAAAATGGACTACTCCTAGTGGAAAAAAATCTAGTGAAACTGGTGAAGTATACGCACCTAAAAAAACAATAGAAAAATTAAAGTCTACTGCAAAAGGTAGAAGAAAACTAGCAGCAGCTAACAGAAAAAAAAGAAAAGCTACTAGGTCAGGTAAACAACATGCTAGACATGGTCTTCATTCTAGAAAAAAATTAAATCAAGGAACAAGAACAACTGATGATTTATATATGGATTATTTTCAACCTAAATTTAATATGGCTTATAACGAAAATACACAACTTAAAAATGCAACAGATAAAGGTTTATGGAGAATGATTAGGAATAGAATAACTGAAGTTGGAGAATATAACGACAAATATTATATTATGCCTACTATTAGTTTTACAACAGCCGAGCCTATTCAAGGAAAGCAAGTTTTACAACAAGCATTACCTTTAATAGAAGAAGGAACAATAGGTGGATATGGTAGTAAAAAAGAAGCACAAGCTGCTCTAAATAAAATGATGAAGAACTTAGTTAAAGAAGCTAAAATTGGTTAATGTCTATACCTAAAAATTATATAAAGAAAAAAGGCGTTACTATACCTTTTGGTTATGAACTAAGTAGTATTAAAGGTTATCTAAAACCTATAGAATCTGAATTAAAAATACTCAATCAATACATACAATCTGTAATTAATCAAGAATATTCTTTAAGAAAAGCAGCCGAACTTATAACAGAAGAAACTGGTAGAAAAATAAGTCATGTAGGATTATCTAAAATTGTACAAAAAGCCCCACAACCTAAAGTAAAATACAAGTATTCACCAGAACAAAAAAGAAAACAAAAACTAGCTAGAGATAAAAAAGAATTAGCAAAAGCAAAAAAGAAAATAGCTTATAAAGAATCTAAAATAAAAACAGAACAAGAAGTACTTAAAAAAGCTACAGAAAAAACTACATCTAATATAGTAACTGATGAGCAGTTAGAACAAGTATCTCCTACAGTAAAAGAAATATTAGAAGAAAACAATGTAATATTTCATGCTAACGAAGGTCCACAAACAGACTTTTTAGCTGCTGATGAAAAAGATGTTCTTTATGGTGGTGCTGCAGGTGGTGGTAAATCCTATGCAATGTTGGTTGACCCACTACGCTATGCTCATAAAAAAGCACATAGAGCATTAATATTAAGGCGTTCTATGCCAGAACTTCGTGAGATGATTGATAAGTCTCGTGAACTATATCCACAAGCATTTCCCGGTGCTAAGTTTCGTGAAGTAGAAAAACTATGGAATTTTCCTAGTGGTGCAAAAATAGAGTTTGGTTTCTTAGAAAGAGATGCAGATGTATATAGATATCAAGGACAAGCATATAGCTGGATAGGATTTGATGAAATAACACACTTACCTACAGAGTTTAGTTGGAACTATCTTGCTTCTAGACTTCGTACTACTGACCCAGAAATAAAAACTTATCTACGCTGTACAGCTAACCCCGGTGGTGTAGGTTCTCATTGGGTTAAAAAAAGATATGTAGATTCTAATGAATATAATAAAAGTTTTATAGGCAAAGATGGTTTAACTAGAAAATTTATACCAGCTAAACTAGCAGACAATCCATACCTCGCAGAGGATGGAGTTTATGAGCAAATGCTTAAATCTTTACCTCCTACACAAAGACAACAATTACTAGAAGGTAATTGGGATGTTGCAGAAGGTGCAGCTTTTACAGAATTTGACCCTAGTGTACATGTTATATCTCCTTTTGCACTTCCTTTACATTGGGAAAGAGTAAAAGGTATTGACTATGGTTATGCTTCAGAATCTTGTTGTTTATGGGGAATAATGGATATAAATGACAATACTTTAATAATTTATAGAGAATTATACAAAAAAGGCTTGACAGGTGTTGAATTAGCTAGTATAATAACAGATATGGAGACAGAAGACCCTTTTTCTGTTAGTGGTGTTTTAGATACTGCAGCATGGGCAAATACAGGAACAACTGGTCCTACTGTCGGAGAATCTCTTGTCAGAGCTGGACATAAATTAAGAAGAGCTGATAAGAACAGAATACAAGGTAAAATACAAATACACGAGTATTTAAAAGTTAGAGAAAATGGTAGACCTAAGTTACAGATATTTAATACATGTCCTAACTTAATAAGAGAATTACAGTCGATACCATTATCTAAAACTAACCCAGAAGATGTAGATACTCATGCTTCTGACCATGCTTATGATGCTTTGCGTTATATGATTATGAGCAGACCAAGAATGGAAAGTCCATTAGAAAGAATTAGAGGACTAAAGCGTGAAATGTATAAACCTGTAGATGCTACATTTGGTTACTAATATGGAAGAAAATACATTTTTAAACGCTGATAACATTTACGAAGAAGTAGAAGGCGAAGCTGGAAAAACATTAGCATTAGAAGAAGACCAAGAAAGAAATCTTATTGGTATTATAAATGGTAGATATGCTAGAGCAGAAACAGCTAGAGATATAAATGAAAAAAGATGGATAAAAGCATACGAAAACTATAGAGGTTTATATGCTAAAAATGTTAAATTTAGAGAATCAGAAAAATCTAGAGTATTTGTAAAAATTACAAAAACAAAAGTATTAGCAGCTTTTGGACAATTAGTAGATGTTATATTTGGTACAGGTAAATTTCCAATAGGTATTAACGAAACTAAAATACCAGAAGGCGAAACAGATATAGCACACCTAGATATAAATAATCCAACACCTAATATAGAAACATCAATACCAGATGATATAGGAAACAGAATAGATAATCCTTACGATGTTGGTTACGAAGGTGATGGTAGAGTTTTAAAACCGGGAGCTACTTTTTATAATGGTATGTTTGAAGCTCCTATTGAAGTTCAAGCAGAAGAAGCAGGTATTTTATCAAATGGAGCTAGTCCAGACCCAAAAGCTTTAGAATTATCTCCTGCACAAAGAGCTGCAAGAAGAATGGAAAAGCTTATCCATGACCAAATAGAAGAATCAAAAGGTAATTCAGAATTAAGAAATGCTCTTTTAGAATCTGCTTTAATCGGTACAGGAATTGTAAAAGGACCATTTAACTTTAATAAAAAATTACATAAATGGGATGTTAATGAAGATGGTAATAGAGAATATAGTCCACTAGAAGTAAGAGTACCTAGAATAGAGTTTGTAAGTTGTTGGGATTTTTATCCTGACCCTTCAGCAACAACAATGGAAGAATGTGAATATGTAATACATAGACACAAAATGAATCGTAGTCAATTAAGACAATTACGAAATATGCCATACTTTAATGAATC